GATGCCGTTTTTTTGCTTGACTGTTTTGTATGTGGTTTTTGAAAATTTAGCTAGTTTTTTGCCTATGTACTTGCGACCAGAAAGATTATTGGTGATCAGGTAAACAAATCCTATGCATTCTTCAGGCAGTGTCTCAACTGGGGTGTTTTGATAAAGCCATGTCATGCGAGAATTTGTTGTATTACCTTTGCAGTATAGTTATCTCTTTCACCATGTTGTAGCATATTTTTCATCAACCACTGAGCTCTTGCATTTGGTCTGGCATTCTTGCCAGCGAAATGTTTGTAACTCAGCTGCCCAAAATGGGTCTATAATCGAATCTGCAAGTGTTCTCTTATGTAAATTAAAGTTGTTTGCTATTTGTTGCCAGTCTGAATTGTGATTATATCTATTGGCTACCCAGCAGCAGGGGAATAATCTGCCTTGAGCATCAATGTACAATCCTTTGTTGCCTATCTCGCATAACGGCGTTACACCATTACGACTTTTGGTTTGATTGAATAATTTGTTGTTTGTGAATGGGATTGTTTCCCACTCTCCTGCTTCTGATAGAACAGTAACTTCGCGTTCAAAGCGATGTGTACTGCTGACAAATTTTACACTAGGTTGCAGTGGATCTTCCACACCATATGAAGGATACACGCTGCCAAACTTTGTGCTCTTGGTCAATTGAAATTTGTCTACGCCAAGTTGTTTTGCAAGATTTTGCATGAAGTCTAATTTGTTTTCGTTGAACTTGAATGCAATTGCGGCCCAGACTATCTGACAGCTACTTGCTGCTCTGAGAGCTTGTAGTCCAGTAATGATACTGTCGTAATCGCTGTTCACACGATACAAGTTATTGCTAGCGTTATCATATCCGTCAATGCTAAAGTGTACACTATCGTGTGATTCCAGGCACAGTCCAAGCTCATTCCACCAGGATACTTTTTTATGACTACCATTGGTCACAATCACAATCTCCACAGGCTTGATGCTTTTGATGTACTGTATTACAGGTATCAGATCATGGGCGTATATAGGATCACCGTCATCGCCGCAGAATGTGATTTTCTCTACGTTGGCCAACACAAATTCAGGAGTAAAATTGCGCTTGAAGAATTCTAAATCTAGTTCAGTATTGACTAAACCATCAGGCACTTCCTGACGGGCACATCTAGGACACCGCAGTGTACACTTGCTGGATATCTCAATGTGAAAATGCCAAGTAGCTAACATAGTTGTGTTTCTCTTTGCCATTGGTTACTAAAACTGGAGCCACCATCCTTGGATCCACATGTGTCTAGGCAAACAATATTGGGTTGCAAACTAGTCCACGAATTCTGAACACTGTCAAAGTCGGTGACAAAATCTCTTTGTCTTGAGCCCAACCAACAGCAAGGACTCATGTTGCCTTGGGAATCAATGTATACGCTCTGTTCTCTAAGCACATGGCAATCTACCTGTGTCGAAACCACTTGCGGCAGCTGCCAGGCTACAGGTGCTTCAAGTCGATCTGTGAATCCACGCCGGCTGATCTTGGCACGAAACCAAGAGAAGCCCATGTCACGTGCCAGTTGTTCGCATTCGTCTACCTGATGCTGGTTGTGCTTGTACACCAGCATATCCCAGTGTGCAGCACCGCCAGCTTCTATGAATGCCTGTGCGTTCTGCATCAGTTTGCTCCATTTCACATTTTTTCGATACACCTCGTTTGTGTTAGCCAATCCGTCGATGCTGAACACCACGTAATCCAGCGGCTGATTGAATATGGTGCCTAGCGCATGCCACCACATGGTGGTTTGTACGCCACCGTTGCTGTTCATGCCCAGGGTGATATTGGGATTCTGACTTCTAAAATAATTGTAGATATCCAAGGTGTATTTGCCAGCAGCAGGATCACCGTAGTTGCCACACATGAACATCTTGCGGAGTTGTGCAATTTGATCAGTGGTAAAGTGTTTGAGAATCTGCTCTACTGTGAGATGATGCTGACGATCCTTGCGGAAGTCCTGATCAGTTTCGCGGGCACACAAAGCACACGCGGCTTGGCACACATCTGTGGGTTCTAAATGCAAGACTTGAATGCTACGCAAGTTCAACCTCGGTGTTGTAGTTGGTGAATCCATTTTCTTTCACAACCTTGAGTATGTTTTCTACTCGTCCACTCAGCTCGTCTCTATGACTCACAAGCCAGATACTCTTGTGACGTTCACGACTCATGCGTTTGAGCAAGGCCAGAGCATTCTCTACACCTGCTGTGTCTAGTCCATTGTCAATTAGTTCATCCACAAACAACAAGTTGATTGGAGAGTACAGGCTTTCCCAAACGTCACGGAATGCAAAATTAAGGCTCAAGATCAGTCTGGTGCGTTCACCACGGCTGAGATTGTCAAAGTCTAGTTCACGACCCAGTTCTTCAATGCTGACACTGAGATCGTTTTGAAACTTTACAGTGTGCGGCAAACCAATACGATCCAGATAGTGTGTGAGTCTTGCGTTGAGATAACTCAAGTTTTGATCAATGATCTTCTTACGAACAAAACTGTCCTTGCTGGTCAGTAGTTTGAGTAAAAAGTCCTGATGCTCTTGCAGTCGATTGAGATCGTTCAAGGCATCATAACTCACAATCTGTAGAGCCTGATTGGTCATGTCGTCGATCTGATCAGTATAGGGATCAGTCTCGGCTGTTTTGTTTGTGATCTGTTGCAACAGGTTGGCAACTTGACTCATGTGTGTGATAGCCTTGGCTTCAGTGTCGTAGTGAGTAACTGGTTGAGCACCCAGCACAATCTCAGTATATTCTGACACCTGTTCAGTATAGGGGTCAAGTTCGTCAAGTTTGGCATCAATTTGCTTTTGAATATTTTCCAACTCGCTTGAATGTCGTATGGCTTCTGCTTCGGTGCGATAATGTGTGACAGGCCGTGTGCCTAATGCGCCTAGTGCCGCTAGTGCCGCGGCATGTTCTGTCAGCTGACTAGTCGTGGCCGCAGACTGTAGTGCAGCTTCTTGCAGGGTCTTTCGTTTGGCTTCCAGCACTGCTTCGTGGCTTCCATCGTGGAACTCTTGTCCACAAGCATAACACTTGTGTTCTTCTAGTTCGGCAATCTCTGTACTCAGTTTAGCGATAGAGGTTTTCTCTCGAACCTCATCAGAACGGCAACGAGCAATTGATTTTTCAAGATCCGCAATGTTCTTGGCTTGGTGCGTGTGCGCAACCAGAGCGGTATGTGCAGCCAGTTCAGCCCCAATGTCAATGTGGCTCAGTAGATCATAGTTGGCTCTAAATTCAGCCACATCTCGAAATTGTTTTTGTCTCCAGGCGGTTTGTCTAGCCACCAAGGCAGTATGAGCATCCTGCGATTTCTTTTGTTGATTGTAGACAGCAAGGGCTTGATGGGCCAACAATTCAGCTTCAATGTTGATTTGTGTTAGGTCAGCATACTGTGTGGCTAGATATTCAAGATCACTGTCTTGCTTTTTTTGCCACAGCACTCGCCGTCGCCGGAGGCTTTCAATCTGTTCTGCAATGCGGCTGTTGGCTTCGACTACTGCTCTGATTCTAAATTCTTCTTGAGATACAGCATCTTTGGTACCTCTGGCCAGTTCTTTGATTGCATCAGCACGTTCGCTCAGCAGGGTAATGCCCAACAACTGTTCAATAATAGTTCGTTGATCATTGGCTTTCAACCCAAGAAACGGTTCGGTATAGGTGTTAAGAGCCACAACGTGTTTGAACATGTCGTGACTCATGTTCATGATGCGTTCCACAGCGTCTTGTGTTTCTCTTGAATCACCTTGTGCTTCGTCTGTGGCCACAGTGGCTTCGTTGTTCACATAGAACTTGAGTACGTTGGGTTTGCGGCCACGTTCAATTCTGTATTCAGCACCGTTGACTGCAAACTCCAGACTGACCAGCATGTTTTTGCCATTGGTCTTGTTTACCAGATTGTCCTTGCGGATGTTGCTGAGAGCGTTACCATACAAGGCATAGCTGAGTGCATTGATGATTGTGGTTTTGCCTGTGCCGTTGCGTGATCCGTCACCGCCAAGATCAAGATTCTCGCCCAAGACCAAGGTAATGTCCTTGCGATCAAAGTTGATGGCCTGGGTAGCGGCACCCACGCTCATGAAGTTTCGAACAGTGAGATTTTTAATTTGTATCAACCAGAACTCCGTGTTTGTCTAACATTGTAACAATTTCCTGGGTGTTTGTAAACCAGTTTGAATAATCGTTATGTGGTACCTCTATGCCAAACTCTAACCAAATATAGTAATAAATGACTGCTTGATTCCACACATCAACTATGTGCATGAGATCAAATAAAACATTATTTTTTACACAATTTATAACAATTTTTGCATCTTGTATTGGTGTAATATATTTTTGATTTGCTGCCTGCCATTTTTTCCAGATGTTGTCAAATGGGTCTAGCTCTATCCCGCAAGATTCCAACGCAATTGATAGATCGGTATAGTCAATCATGTTGTCAATCTTTAGTGCAAAATTTATGCTGTTGGGTTTCCAAGCCGATCTTAGTGGATGATCACGTAAAAACAAAAAATATTTTTCTCGTCTAGCCCACAAATTCTGAGTATTCCAGATGTCAATAGATAATTCACATTCAAGATTGCTCTCCATAGCTTTGTCTATCATGGTTTGAGCAACAATGGGCCAAGTATAATCAGTGTAGCAAATTTTAATAATATTGGCAGTAGGGAAGACAGATTTGAATTGTTCGCTTTCATCCGTGATGCCGTTATCAATCAATACTGAATAATTTTTTTTGTTTTCAAACTCAAAAGTTTTTGACCAGATACCATGTAAATATTTAGGTACAACTAAATCAATATTGTGACTATTTCCGTTGTTGCTGAATGTTAGTTGCTTTTTTGGTCTAACAAAATTTTTACCATGCAATGATAGAATTGCATTAATAAAGTGGCCGAATCCTCCACTAGGATACCAAACACAGTAGATCATAGATTTTGATAGATCTTCAACAGCAGTTTGTTGTCGTAGAATTCACTTTCAATGTTGGTGATTTGGTCCGTGACAATTTGATCTACTGATTCAAACTTGATCTCTCCGGGTGCCATATCTGTGTCCACAGAGCTGGACTTACTGGGTATCAGAGCCATCTCTCTAAGACCGTAGTCTTTGATAAATGTTTCTTTGACAAAGTTGGCTTCTTCGTATGAAATCTCAATGTCCAGTTGCACACGCACATGCATGCCCGGTGCCAAGATAGTGGCAGCATTGTCGATTATGTTGCTGAGACCAAACACACGATATCTGGGCTGATCTGGCCAAGCGTGAAACTCGGGCTCCTTGCCCCAATCCAGGATCATCATGCCACGCTCATCGTCACCAGCATCTGCATAGTTGTGCGGAAAACAGTTACCAATATAGGTAATGTTCTTTTTGGTCTGTCGCTTGTGAAAGTGTCCGGTGAACACATGTTCAAAGCCGGTGAAGTGTTCACGTTGCACTTCGCCATGATCGGGCATTTCAATCTGTGCATTCATCAAGTAACCGGGCAGCTCAAAGTGCCCAAACATGTACTTGCCCGTTAGTTTGGGTATGCGTTTATGATCGTCGGCCACAAGCCAAGGTGCGATAATGACATTGCCGCTACTAAACCAGTCGTTGCAGATGTGTACATTAGGCAGATGCTTTGCCCATTCAACACTTTGTATATCGCGTTTATCGCGATAATACAAATCGTGATTTCCAGGAATAAAATACACATTGCTAAAATTATCATTCATGTGCTCCAGTGCTTGCAGGCTGTAGTTGAGTGTGACAATATTGAGACTGGCTCGATTGTTGTGCCAGTCACCCAGAAACAAGCAGGTCTCGCAACCTTCTGATTTGGCCTTGGCTGTGGCCCACTTCACAAAGTTTAGGCAGTCCTCGTTATGCTGAGTGCTGTTGCTCTTGAGTCCAAAATGTATGTCCGTGAATACCGCGGCTTTGTGAAATAGATTCATGTGGGTTTGGGTTGATATAGTAACTCATGCAAGTGTACACTATTTGTGGGGAACTTGTCAAGCTCGTGACACTGAATTTCGTATCCAAGGTTTCTCAATTGCCATTGAATCCAAGCCTCACTGGGCAACGATAACGGTTCCCATGAAAAATTTTGATTGTTGGTTACTGCTAATATGATATCGGCACATAGCGCATCATGATGTAGATATTTTTGATTTTTTAAATTTTGTTCATGAAACGGCAACAAGTCCTGAATAGGACGCACATACGCTAGGTCACAAAACAAACTTATTTTTTGTAAAGTTTCTTCAAAATTATTCAGAAAGTCTCTAACAGTGATTATACAACACCTGGGGTTTTGCCAACGATCAGGATGATACCATTCTACTTGATCATGCCAAGCAGGCATAAAATACAAACTCAAAAACTCTCTTCGAATCCAGACAGGAATGTCTTGTATTTCTGTGCCAGGCGTCACTGGCCAATTTTGATAAAGTTTGTTTGCATCAGCGGACTCCGCAATCAAAAATTTGTCGGTCCACCAGTTGTTCCAAATTTTAGTAAAAAAATTATTGATAGTTAACAATACAGAATCTTGATCAGGGTAAATATAGATCATGTGTTGCACAATATCACAAACTTGATCTAATCTGTCTGATATTGAATGTTGCTGTTGAGTTTTGGGATGGAATCTTACGAATTTCTCTAATTGATTTACACTTAAAAATTTAGGAACATTGCCAACTTCTAAGAAATTGCCTTTGAATTTATGACTATTTCCTGATTCAGTAAATGGTGAACTCAGCGACTGATCGGTGCTGGTAAGACTAGTCAAGCACCATTCAAGATATGTACCATATGTTCCCCCAGGATATGCAATAGGCACAGTACTGCTGAGTTCATGCATCTTCTTTTTCTACCGCAGGGTAGGTGGTGATAGTAACCGGACCGCTCATGGCTGCCATTGAGTGCTTGCCAGAATTTTGTCGAGTCCATGAAGGATTGAGTCCGTTCATCTCCAGAATGTCATCGCGAATGTTTTGACTTTTCTTTTCAATGTTCAGGATACGAGTAAAGCTATTGGTAATAGCGGCAGTATAATACGCAAAAGGATTCTGCGATTTTGACTCGTCAAATTGTAATCCAATCTGGCTGAGTTGTAACAGGGCTTGTCCGCGCATCTCTTCATTGTAGGTGTATCCTCTCCAGTTTGATCTTGTGGCATAACGCTCACACAGCTTCATAAACATCATGGCCAGCTTTCTAGTCATGTCACCGTGGTCTTTTGAAAACTCTCCTGTTTCAAGATCGCCTTTCCAGTGACTCTTGCCAACCACAAACGGTATCTTGGCGTCGTCTATGCGATAGTGAAAAAACGGAGGAAAGTTCACTCGAATGTGTGTGGGATCAAGCATTGGCGCATCAATCAAGTCAGTTAAAGGATCTTCAATCACTTCATCCAGTTCTAGTAGATCTTCTAGTTTGCTGCGCTTTTTTGCTTCGGCCTTGGTGATTTTCTTTGGTGCCATGGGCACATGTTCCCAGGTCATGATGCGAAACACAATGTCTGTGTTGGGTATTTTTTTTGGATCAAGTATCTCACCGGTTTCACGTTTGATACGATCCGCACGATTTCTACGGGCTTCTGCAATGGTTTTTTGATTGATCTTGCTTAGACTTGGCAGAATAATATCGCACTGGTGATCTAGATCAGGATCTCTATAAGCACAGTAGTTTTTCTTGCTGGAATGAATCTCTTTGAGAATATCTCTGTTGTTGAGATAATTGGTTTTTGGTGTGGTCCTTGCGATGATTGCCATTAAGACAGGTCCTTAAAATATTACTTAGTATAACATATTTTGCCGCTTTGTCAACCTTTATAAACTGAGTGGTTTATTTTTTGGGTAAATAAGATATAGGAATCACTATGTCTACATTCTCATCCACAGTCACTGCCGCTGATGCAAATACCGCCCAGGATCTAGCCGAGGCCGGTGCACGGGCCCAGGTAGCCGCTGCACTGGGCGGCGATGTTGTAATAAACAGCAGTTACACCAACACAGTGGTTGATGCCAACGGTGGGTATACTTCTACCTTTACTATTGGTGCCACCGCAACTGCTGCACCTCCAGCAGTATTAAATCTACCATACAACGAATTTGCAGGTGTGGACGCCGCAGTAGCAGCACAAGCAGCTACGACAGTTGTAACACCGCCATACAACGAATTTGCAGGTGTGGACGCCGCAGTAGCAGCACAAGCAGCAGCCCCAGTAGACACATTTCTAGATCCGCAACAACGTGCTGAAGCTCGTGCCGCTGCTCTTGCCGAAGCGTCTGCACAGGCCAATGCAGCCAGTGCTGCTGAACCAGTTGATGTAGTCAACGACCAAAATCTTCAGGACCAGGAAGCTGCAAGACAATTTGCAGCAGCACAACCCACAACCGCTGCTGCTCCGGTTAATGTAGTCAACGACCAGAATCTTCAGGACCAGGAAGCTGCAAGACAATTTGCAGCAGCACAACCCACAAACACAGTTCAAGATACGCAATCACGTGCAGCCGCTCAGGCACAGGCAGGTACCTTGTTGGCACAACGTCAAGCCACACTAGAAGCACAACGCAAAATGGCCAACAACGGAGACTGGCGTGTTAGACTCAGCCTGGCTCCCAGTGCTACCTATTTGTACAATGCAAGTCCTCCTGGAATACTGGCTCCCTTGGCCAAAACAGGCGGAGTAATATTCCCCTACACACCCAAGATTGATATCAATTACAAAGCTGAATATACCCCATACACACTTACTCACTCAAACTACAAGGGTTATTTCTACCAGTCAAGTTACACTGATGCAGTAGCAATGCAAGCCACATTCACAGCACAAGATTCTGCCGAAGCTGATTACTTGCTGGCCGTGATACACTTCTTTAGATCAGTGACAAAAATGTTTTATGGGCAGGACGCAGAACGAGGCGCACCGCCTCCCTTGGTATTCTTGACAGGGCTAGGGCAGTACCAGTTCTCAGCGCACCCTTGCGTGGTCAGCAGTTTCTCATACAGCCTGCCGGCTGATGTTGATTACATACGTGCTAGAAGTACCAATATCAACGGAACCAATCTGTTGTCACGCAGAGTCCGTCAGGACCTGCCCACAAACCCTATCTCTAGTGCAGTCAATCGATTGGCAAATCTTTTCTCCAGTCAAGGCATACTCAAAGGAGCAATATCCAATCCAACAGCACCGCCTACTCTGGGTAAAAATCAACCAACCTATGTGCCCACAAAACTTGACATCAGCCTGACACTGTTGCCCATGCAGACCAGATCGCAGGTCAGTCAACAGTTCAGTGTCAAGGGATTTGCCAACGGTGATCTAATCAAAGGAGGGTTCTGGTAATGGCCACTTATGATTCAACCAGCGCATACTATGCCACCGGCTATAGTCAGTTTTTTCTGGACACCATGACCAACCGTCCTATACCCAAACAAACTGATGATCGTATCATGCTGATCAACACCACGTATCAGTATAGACCAGATCTCCTGGCATTTGACTTGTACGACACAGCAGAGTTGTGGTGGGTGTTTTATCAACGTAATCCCAACACACTGACTGCGCCTCCTCTAGACTTCAAGGCTGGCGTGCAAATTTATCTGCCAAAAATTACCACATTACGCAGCGTGTTAGGATTCTAAGCATGGCTACTCAGGATCAGATCTCGCAGTTTCTAGCAGCGTTTTATCAATCTTGGAATTCTTCTATCCAAGATCGGCAAGCATATCGCACTGCAATTTCTATAGCTGAAACACGGACTGGATTGCAAGTCGGCCGAGCCATCAATGCTCCGGCTGGTATCAATTTCAATCTTATTTCACCTAACGATATACCTTCATTTGAATCTCTCACTGCAGGGATAAATCCGCCTAGTAGTTCTGCAGATACCACTAGAGAAGCACAAACTGCACGGGACGACGGCGCCAGCCCAAGCAATCCGGTTCCTCCCCAACAGGTTGAAACGTTTGATGGTAGAATAGTTGAAAAATCCACAGCAGGACCTACCAATGCTGACCCACCGCCAACCACAGAAAATGGGAATGTTGATTCAGGAACTAATGCAACCACGATTACATTAAACAATAGTCAATCCACATCTGAACCTCCAGCATCGGGTCCTTTACCATTACCACCATCTTCAACATTCCTGGACCCCCAACAGCGAGCAGAATTCAATCAATTGCAAGGGTCAGGGGCTGTGCCCGGTGCCACGCCAGTAAACAACGGAAAGCAAGGCGGTGTAGGAGCTCGCAGCGATGATGCTGCTGCTGTCAACGGCACCAGTACTGTTCGTAATAGACTGGACGAATTGTATGGTGGTGCCTCCAATGCCATTGTGGCACAGGATAATGTACTAGATCAGTATGCCAGCTATACATATAGTTTAAGCTGGTATTTGATGGAGCCTGAAACATACAAGAAATTGATGAAATCGTCGCAGAAAACACTAAATGGATACTACCTACTGGCACAAAGTGGTGGTGCCGGTGTTTCTACACAGACGCCTACTAGTGCAGCCAATGTGGGCACTGGTCGTAGCCCGTTCTTTCCATTGGACTTTTATCTTGACAACTTTGAACTCAACACCACGTACAGTAGTACCCCCGGCACCGGCGGGGCTGCCCAGTTCAAAGATGTAAGTTTTACAGTGACCGAACCAAATGGAATCACACTGTTGAGCAACTTGTTGAATGCTGTAAAAGATTTGTACGAAACCAAAAATGTAACCAAGCCCGGCACACCTGTAAACTATGCTGCGGCACAGTATTGCATGGTAATAAGATTTTACGGCTACGATATCAATGGCAATCTTGTGCAACCTATTGCACGAAGAACCGGCAGCACAGACAATCGTGCAGCAATTGAAAAATTTATACCTTTTATTATTACCTCTGTTGACTTTAGAGTAGCAAACAAGTTGGTTGAATACACAATCAAAGGAGCAAGCCCTGGTGCTATCACTGGCTTCAGCACCAATCGTGGTAGCATACCGCAGAATTTTCAGTTCCAAGGAAGCACAGTCAAGGACATATTGATTGGCACTGTGGTCCAACAAACAGCTAGTCAGGCCGCAGGGGACGAAACCAGAAACGGTGTGCCTATACAATCATCGCCACCGGGCAGCAACACTGTGCAGGATCCTCAACAACGAGCACAAGCACTTTTAGATTCTGGACAATAACATGGCTACAAATACAATCCCTCGCACAACAACAGCAACTGATAATGCTCCACAAACCAAACCTGGTGAAAATGCTGTGGGCGGTGTTGGTGCTCCGCCAACTGCAGATGCAGCGCCTAAACCAGGTGCTACCACACTTGGCAGCGGCCTGTGTGCAGCGTTAAATGCCTACTATGCAGAGGTGGCTAAAAAAAGGGGGGGCATACCAGATGTTTATGAAATTAAATTTGCTGATCCCATATTAGAAAACGCCAGCGTTGTTCCCCCAGGTCCATTGGACAAAAGTATGGCAGGTGGGTCCGTTACCGCAACAGCAGCTGATCAACTACTGAGTGAAAAACAAAGCATGAGTCCAACTGTGCGACAGAAATCAGCCACAGCAGGGCAACAGATTGTGCAATTCATTGACATAGTACTACGCAGCAGTAGTTATATTACTGCACAACAAAAAGTTATCTGGAATCCAGACACTGATAGCTGGGACAACAATGGTCCATCGCCGCAGAGATTTGCCTGGTTTGATATCAGTTGCGAAGCACAACAATTGCAATACGATGAGACACAAAATGATTTTGCGTACAAAATGATTTATACCATAGCACCGTATCAGACACCGGTGGTTAGTGAATATTTTGACAGCGGCGCTGCCCGCGGCGTACATAAAGTTTTTAACTACTGGTTTACTGGCCAAAATACACAGATCTTGCAGTATGAACAAGTGTTTGACAAACTATGGACACAGGCCATAACTAGTGATGCAGCAAAAAGCACAGGCACACAGGCATTACAACAAGGACTAAACAGCCGAGAGCTCTGGAAGAAACGAGTCATGCCAGCCAGCGGACAAGCACGACAGGGTGGTGACGGCAAAACATTTGAGCCTGGTGCAAATGCAGCCGACTATCTGTACTCAGCTGATTACGCCAAAATTAGAATGGTAATCATAGGCGACCCGGCCTGGATCCCATCCCCAAAAGCAATACAGCCCGGCAAGTTTGTCACGGCGCCATTTGAAACCGATGGCACCATAAATGTAAGTGCATCAGGCGCCTACTTTGAATTTGCATGGAATCGACCCAGAGATTATGATCTCAACACCGGAATCATGGACACAGGAAGAAACAACTATTTTGCAGATCGGTACCAAGGTAAAGCTGGACTTGCACAGGAAGCTGTGTCATACATTGCTACCTCTTGCAAGAGCATATTCCGTAGTGGAAAATTTACTCAGGAACTTGAAGGTGTTTGGAATTTGCAGACAGCCCCTACCAAAACAACGGATGCAGGAAGAAATACTAATCCAGCAACAAACACAGCAAAAACCTCAAGTGTTGGAACTGCCAACAATGGTACTAATCAAATAATACAATCAACCTCAAAAGCATTGCAAGCCGGCGCAGCATCAGCACAACCAGTGACTGATGAATATAAAGCACCCTCATCTACTCCAGTTTCCATTACATCAATATCTGGAGCACAACCGTTACCGGCAAAACCTCCTAGTATTGATGGTGCAGATATTCCAACTACACAATTTCAACCGCCGCCGGTTATTTCTGGAAAGCCAGGAGAAAACGGGCTTGGTGGATTTGGCCAACCACCAGTTCCTACTCCGGTCCCGCCTCAGGGCATTGTAAACGACGATCAAGGAACCTAAAGGACACATATGGCAGAAAATAATACCCAACCGTCAGGCAGCCCATCCAATTATGAATTTGGTCGTGGCGGTACACCTGCAAAAATGGGGCCATTTGTTGGCCGTATTGTAAACACGGTGGATCTCACACGAACTGGACGCTTGCAGGTTTTTATTGAACAGTTTGCTACCGGACGGCCCAGTACTAACCCCGAAACGTGGCGTTGGGTAAGGTACTTGTCACCGTTCTATGGAGCCACAGAAAAAACCAGTACCAGTGCAGGTGTAGGCACATATCCCGGGAATCAACAAAGTTATGGCATGTGGTTTACCCCACCGGATATCGGTACATCTGTTATGTGTTTCTTTGTTGAAGGTGATCCTGACAAAGGTTATTATATTGGATCAATAATTGAAGACAGCTTGAATCATATGTTGCCGGCCATTGGTGCCGCAAAGGAAGGCCAATATGTTACACAGAACAAATCACAAGCAGAATATTTTGCCAATGCACCTCAGCTGCCAGTCACTGAAATCAACTCGGCCAACAAAGAGATTAACAAAAATCCCAGATTCTATGAACAGCCCAAACCTGTGCATAGTTTTCAAGCAGCCATATTCTTTCAGCAAGGGCTAGACAAAGATCCTGAACGTGGTCCTATAATTTCAAATGCACAACGAGAAAGTCCCAGCACAGTGTACGGTATTAGCACACCGGGCCAGCCTATCTATCAAGGAGCCGAGGATCCTAAAACCATACGCCAACAATTAAATTCTGGAGCGTTGACACCAACGGATGTCAAGGTAATAGGCCGTAAAGGTGGGCACACACTGGTCATGGACGATGGCGATCTAGACGGCAACAATGCTCTGCTTAGATTACGAACTGCTAAAGGACATCAAATCATGATGAATGATTCTGAAAACTTTTTTCAGTTTATTCATTCCAATGGGCAAACCTGGATTGAACTAGGATCCGAAGGCACAGTAGATGTGTATTCAACCAATAGTGTAAACGTGAGAACTGAAGGCACTATCAATTTACATGCTGACAAAGACATCAATATGTTTGCTGGTGGCAACATCAACTTGAAATCAAATGCAGCCACCAACATTGGTGCTGTGACTACCATGAACGTGGCCAGTCAAGGTGCTATGACCATTTACAGTCAAGCACCAATTGGAATTCGTAGTGACGGTAGTCTAGCATTAAAAAGTCAAGGTGGCTCCTGGGATGGTGGCTCAGCATTGAAATTCAAGGCCAGCAAGATTGATCTCAACGGTGGAGGAGCCACAGATGTTAAAGTTCCCAAGCTGTATCCTAAAACAACCTTGGATGATACCACATTTGACAACTCTACAGGTTGGCAAGTGAAACCCAACGCACTAGAAAGTATTGTCACAAGAGCACCAACTCACGAACCGTATCCGTATCACAATAAAGGTGTGGAAGCTAGCGTGAGTTTTACCGAAGGAACCCCTTCTCCTCCGCCAGATGCTGAGCCAGTTCCTTCTAACTGGGGCATAGTTAGAAAATCATGAGTAAATTTTCATTTACAGGACCAAACGGCGAAGTATACGAGGTGGAAGGACCATCGGGTGCCACTGTGGAACAAGCCAGAGCAATTTTTGATCAACAGATCAGCACCGGTGGATTAACAGGGATACCAGTAGGCGGCCTAGTCAACGCAGTTACTCAGGCCACAGGCGGCCTATCAGCAGCTATAGCTCAGATAGGGCCAGCATCATTTGCACAAGCTCAACAACTAGGAAGCACAATCAACCTTCCAGATCTAAGAGGAATGCCTATTCCCAATCCAATTGGAGTCAGCGACTTTGTTGGCACAACAGTGAGCCAACAAAACATAGGATCAATTGATCCTGCACAAATACAAGGACTAATAGCACAGACCAGTACATCAGTGGGTCAGGCTGCGTCTGCAATTACCAATACCAAAGGTCTTGGTAAGTTTGGCCTTAATGCTGATCAGTTGCAATTGTCGGGCTTGATCAAACCTGGACTAGCTGAACAGATCAACCTGGATCCCAGCAAATTTACCAGCATCTTGTCAAGTCCCACTAGCTGGACTGGCAAGTCGGGTGCCACAGATTTAACCTCTGTACTGGGAAACGAACGACTACAAACCACAGTACAACAAGGCCTAATGAATGTAAACTTTGATCAGCTTAAACAAGTGGGTGCAATCAGTGGCACAGAAGTAGCATCGCAACTGGGTCCGTTGTTGAACAATGCCACAAAATTTGGACTAGGTAATGCAACAGAATGGCTCAAAACCGCACCATCCTTGGGATCACTAGGGTCACTAGTCAGTGGCGGCGGCATTGGTGGCGGATTACTTGCCCTTGGTGCAGGCGGTGCACCGGCTGCACTAATCAGTCAAATGAATAACTTTGCCAAGTCAGCAGAATTTGCACAGGCATTTGCCGGATTAAATTCCGATATATCCGGTGGCGGCAGTCCATTAGAAGCAGGCGTACAAGCACCCAAAGGATTTACCAACACTGTGAATCGAACCAATTTGAATGAGGCAGTGAAAAAAGTCATTGGTAACAACAAAATATCTGTGCCAGATTTTGCACCTCCGGGCACCAGCTAAATATCTGTATGGCCACATTCATTGGATTTAACACACAGAATCAGTACAAAAAATTCACGCTGGTAGACGGCGAATTAATCAAGCGCGACCTACTGAACGCATTCAATGTGTGGCAAGGACAACTACCTGGCCGCCCGTCATACGGAACTACACTCTGGAGTTTTTTGTTTGAAAGCCAGGATCAAACTACCATGGCCAATATTCTGCGTGAAGTACAAAGAGTAGCAGGCGGTGATCCTAGAATTTATCTAAATGATGTACAGGTATACCCACAGGAAAACGGTGTGTTAATTGAACTAGAAATACAACTGGTAGCTGGTGCAGACGCACAATTGCTGAGTGTATTTTTTGATCAACAACAGCGCAGAGCTTCGTTCGTATAAAAGTAGCCGTTTACTTTATCGGTAAATAACATATTAACGGAATATCATGGCACGCACTACTAGACAAACAGTTGTATTTGGCGTTGAAGATTGGAAACGCATCTATCAGACCTTTAGAGAAGCTGACTTTCAAAGCTACGACTTTGAAACTTTGCGAAAAAGTTTTGTAGATTATCTTCGACAGTACTATCCTGAGACATTCAATGATTACATTGAAAGTTCAGAATTCATTGCATTACTAGATGTCATTGCATTCATGGGCCAGGCAATGGCCTTCCGCAATGACCTAAACACCCGTGAAAATTACATAGATACCGCAGAGCGTAGAGACTCAGTGGTACGCCTGGCCAATTTAGTAAGCTACACTGCCAAAAGAAATACTGCTGCACAAGGTTATCTCAAAGTATTTTCAGTACAAACCACTGAAAATGTCACAGACTTCAACGGAATTGACCTAGCCAACGTTACTATCAACTGGAACGATCCTACCAATCTAAACTGGCAAGAACAATTCACAGCCGTCATAAACGCTGCTCTGGTGGACACTCAACGCATAGGCCGCCCTGGCAATCGTCAAGACATTGTGGGTGTAAACACATCAGAATATTCTATCAATTTGGTACCAGGATTCTTGCCTGTGTTGCCATACAATGCCACAGTTGATGGCGTCAACATGCCTTTTGAAGCGGTGAATTCCACCTCCGTAGGCCGTGACTATATCTACGAACCTGCTCCAGTAGCCAATGGCATTTTCAATATTTTGTTCCGTAGCGATTCACTGGGATTTGCAGCAGCCAATACTGGCTATTTCTTTTATTTCAAACAAGGTGTTTTGCAAAGCCAAGATTTTAACCTGGCAGAACGCATTAGCAATCGCACAGTCAACATCAACATTGAAGGTGTCAACAATGAAGACCGTTGGGTATTCCAGTTAGACAATGTAGGTACTGTTGTGAGCCAATGGCAGTATGTGGAATCAGTTTACGCAGCAGCAGCTGAGCAACTGACACCGGATCAACGTAAATTATTTTCCACATCATCAAGAACCAACGATCAAATCACTTTGACATTTGGCGACGGCGTGTTCTCTGCTATCCCTGTAGGGTTGTTTCGTGCTTATGTTCGTGCCAGCAACGGCCTGCAATACATTATCAATCCAGAAGAAATGCAAAGTGTGGTCTTGCCAATCAGCTACATCAGCAGAACTGGTCAGTTGCAAACAATCACATTTACCTGTGGTATTACCACCCCTGTCAGCAATGCACAGGCCAGAGAAACTCTAGACGAAATCAAACAACGTGCTCCTGCTAGATACTACACACAGAACCGCATGGTCAATGGCGAAGACTACAACAACTTTCCGTTTACCTTGTACAACTCAATTATCAAAAGCAAGGCACTGAATCGTGCCAGCATTGGTACCAGTCGATATCTTGACCTAGTGGACAACACAGGCAAATACAGCTCAACTAACATTTTTGGATCTGACGGTGCCTTGTGGGAACAAAATCAACTGCCCACATTTGTGTTCTCGTGGTTGAATCGCAATGACATTGCCAGTGTGATTACCAATCAGCTACAACCATTACTGATCACCAAAGGTTTTACACAATTTTACTATGCAAATTTTCCAAGACCAGACTTGTCGGTACTCAACATTACCTGGAATCAAAGTACCACAATGGCCAATGAAACCACTGGCTATTTTGTAAATGCACTTGGCGGCCCGGTTCCAATTGGTACTTTTTCTAGCAACAACACAAAATATATTCAAGTAGGCAGCTTGGTAAAGTTTGCTGCACCTGCTGGTTATTACTTTGATGCCAATCATAGACTCCGACTAGGAACTCCTGTTCGTGCAGACGAAACACTGACCATCTGGGCTAGCCCAAGCATTGTTGTTTTGAACGGTACCAATCAAGGAAAAGGCAACTTTGATAACGGAACTGGGCCAGTTACACTTAACAATTTTGTGCCTACAGGAGCAATACCGGTATCAGTGATTCCACTACTGGTTACAGATATTCCAGCCAGCCTCGAATCCGCAATTGCTGATCAGATTTTGTTATATAGAAACTTTGGACTCGGATATGATAATACCACACAGACCTGGTATCTGATTACATCCAATAATCTTGCGGTCAATGCTGCCTTTAGCTTGGCCAACGCACAAAACACCACAGGCACAGGCCAAGATGCAAGCTGGGTCATACAATGCTTGACTGATGGACTCAGCTATACTGTGACCAGCCGCTCTCTGGTATACAGCTTTGGATCTGTGCTACAGACAAGATTCTTCTTTGAATCAGCACAGCGCATTTATGATACTCGCACAGGCACAACAATTAGTGACTTTGTCAAGGTGTTGAGAACCAACAGCTTGCCGGATTCCAATCGACCTCTACCAGGCGATATTAGTCTGTCAATCATTGGTCAGCCAGTTGAGTCTGACGGATATGTTGACGATTACCAAGTGATTGTCAGCTACCAAGATGTTGACAGTGATGGAGTAGCAGATGATCCAGATTTCTTTGATGAAATTGTAGCACCATTGGTTGTGCCAAGTTCAAAATTGGTGTTCTTTGAAAAGACTGTGGACTTTGACAATCTGCAACGTTATATTCTAGTTGAACCAAAACGGGTGGTCAGCGAGTATGCTCTCAAGAATGATATTGAAGCAGTCAAGGGAGAATATGTTGCAGGACAGATTTTCTATGCTTACAATCAAGAAATTTATGTTGGCCCCTTGGCCGGTCAAGTGGGTGCTTTTTATGAACTAGCAATTAGTACAACTTTGGTGCGATCACTAGTAGATGTATCCGCAGATTGGATTGCTAGAACCGGACGTCAAAGTTTGTATTTTCAATATAGACACAATGCTCCGCTGACATCTCGCATTGATCCAGGAACCACCAATATCATTGACTTGTATGTGGTCACACAAAGTTACTACACTGCTTATCAAAACTGGGTCAGAGACACCACAGACACAGTACCCAAGCCCAGTGTGCCCACAATCAATGAGTTGTCAACCGCTTATCAGAATCTCAATAATTACAAAATGATTTCAGATAATGTGGTAGTGAATTCTGTCACATTCAAGCCATTGTTTGGACCCAAAGCAGCACAAGAACTCAGAGCCACTATCAAGGTTATTCGTGCAGCCAATTCAACAGCCAGTGAAAGTGAAATTAAAAATTTAGTAGTTGCTAACTTGAATGATTATTTTTCAATTGATGTATGGGATTTTGGAGACACATTTTATTTCTCTGAACTTGCAGCCTATATCCATAGAAATATGGGCGGCATTGTGAGTTCTGTAGTACTAGTACCTCTGGACCCATTAAAGAGTTTTGGTGACCTGTATGAAATACGGTCAGCCCCAGATGAAATTTTTGTTAATGCAGCCGGAGTCAGCTCAGTAGAAGTGATTACTGCACTAACGTCGACCAACCTTAGAACCGCACCAGGCAGTGGAGTAATTTAATGGACAGAACAAGAACCGTAGATTTTCTACCACCAATATTTCAAACTACTACCAACAAACAGTTTTTGTCAGCTACCCTGGATCAATTGGTCCAGGAGCCGCAGTTTAAAAAGACACAAGGTTTTGTTGGCCGCAGAGTTGGTCCGGGCGTAAATCCCAACGACTATTATGTGGTTGAGCCCAATGCCACACGAGCAAATTATCAACTTGAACCAGGTGTAATCAGTCTAAAACCAGACACAACCAATATTCAAGATGCAATCACGTATCCAGGGATCACTGACGCTCTGGCACGCCAAGGAGCCAAGACAAACAACTCAGACAGATTGTATACCAGTGATTACTATACCTGGGATCCGTTTATCAGTTTTGACAAATTTGCAAATTACAGTCAGTACTACTGGTTGCCAGCTGGTCCGTTGTCAGTAGACGTTGGTGCCACAGTGATTCCACTAACAGATAGTTTTGATATTACCCGCGGTACAAATGTATATGAATTTTCAGGAATACCCGGTGATAATCCCATCATCACTCTGGTGCGCGGTGGCAACTATGATTTTGTTGTAAATCAAGCCCCTAATGGATTCTGGATACAAACTGATCCTGGTGTAAACGGCCGCTTGCCCTATGCTCCTAATATCAGTTCAAGAACCGTACTTGGAGTGATCAACAACGGCGAAGATGCTGGCACAGTAACTTTTAATGTTCCGCTGAAAAATGCTCAACAATTCTATTATGATCTAACACTGGTACCAACAACACCAACAGCCGGGCAGGTAGACTTGATAACTGATTTGAAATTCAATCAGATCAACAACATATATCTGTCAGAATTTTTAGCACAATATCCATCAGGCATTGATGGTATCACAAATCTCAACGGTCGCACAGTGGTGTTTACCAATCAGATTGCTGACCCAACTGATGGCGGTTGGTTAATTACCACTCAGTTTGATCCGCTGGCTCGGATTCCAAGCAACAACGGACTGCTAGGTAGTTTTGATACACAGGTGTTTGATCAAACAACTCCAATCCTTGATGTCGACACACGATATAGTGTTTGGGCAATACAATATCAATATGACAATGATGGAAATGCTATCCTGCAATTGTCATCAGTGACAACATGCCCTGTGCTGAATAAATTTACCATAATGTTTGGAACACAATGGGCAGGAACTCAATGGTATCGCGATGCAGAAGGGTACTTTGAAGAAATACCATTGCTCACCGCAATCAAGGATGTGCTGTGGTATCAGGATGGAACCAATCCGGAAATTTTTGGTCAGATTCGATTGATCGATCAGAACCAAGTTGAAACACTGAATATAGCAACCGACATCCTTGGCAAGAAAAATTATGTTGCACCCAACGGTGTGGTGTTTACCAACAACCTCAAAGTTATCTTTAGAGGTAGCGTTGTTCCGTCTAGTTATCAAAATCAAACCTACTATGTAGCTGGAGTAGGCACAGCTATACAATTGTTGCCAATCACTGATTATGTTACTCCAGAGACCTATACCAACAGCGCCACAGTGCCGTTTGATTCATTGCCGTTTGATGTTGGTAATTTTGATGCCAGTTTAAATCAGCCCTTGGTACCTGATTATCTTACTATTGCACTAGATAGTCCTGACCGCAATGCCTGGACCAGATCCAATCGTTGGTTTCATATTGATGTTATCAATGCATCTGCAGCATATAACAACACTGTTCCACTCATAGACAATGCCCTTCGTGCCAAACGCCCTATCTTGGAATTCCGCGGCGGCACTAGATTGTTTGGCATGGGTACCCAGGCCAAAACGCCGGTCAATATCATAGACTTTCAAACAACCGATGCGTTGTCAACTATTAATGGCACCATTGGATATGCAGTTGACGGGTATTCGTTTATTTCCGGAAGCCGAGTGATTTTTGCAGCAGACAACGACCCACAGGTTCGTGATAAAATTTATGTAGTAGAGTTTATTACCCCCAGCACAGATGGCAGCACATTAACGCTTCAACCAATCATCAATCTAGTACCTGCATCCGATGCAGATGTCTTGATTGATCAATGCACTGTTTGTCTGAGCGGCAACACTTTGCAAGGGATAAGTTTTTTCTACGATGGTATTCAATGGATCAAGGCACAAGAAAAAACATCAGTTAATCAATCACCCTTGTTCAATGTATATGATCAAGCTGGATTTAGTCTTGGTAATCGTGTGGCATATCCTAGCTCAACATTCCAAGGCAGTAAATTGTTCAGTTATGCCGTGGGATCGGGCGTTGAGGATACTGTATTAGGATTTGCTCTAAGATATCTTAGCATCAACAATGTAGGCGATATTGTATTTGACAATAACTTTTACACAGACACGTTTATTCACGTAGATAATAATGTCAGCACCGAAAATCCTATCAGCATTGGTTTTGTTCGTCAATACGCTGATAGAATTTTGTATGAAAAAGAAATTGGTTGGCAACGGGCAGCAACTAAGAGTTTGATTTATCAACAATTTAGTTTTACATCAGTAGTTAATACTCCTCTGGTGCTTGATGTAGCAGTAGTTCCAACAGGAACCGTGCCCAGTGTTAAAATATACGTGGGTAGTGTGTTTCAAGATCCCACAACATACACCTTCACCACCACAGCTAACACTACCACAATTACATTTAACAGCAACATAGTTATAGTACCTGGTGATGTTATTGAAGTCTTGGCCTTGAGCAATCAAGTTAGTTCAGTGGGCTTTTATCAAGTTCCTATCAACCTTGAAAACAATCCACTAAACAGCAACTCAGCAAACTTCACCCTAGGCACAGTAAGAACTCACTACGAAAGTATTGCACAGAATCTAGTGTCATTGACTGGCAAAGTCAACGGTGCCAACAATATTAGAGACCTTGGTAATATTATTCCTTACGGTCTGAATATTCTGCAACAAAGTGCACCGATGACCTTGGCTGGGTATTTCTTGCGTAAACCTGAATATGAAATTTTTGCTGCTCTTTCATACAATTCAAGAGAATACGAAAAATTCAAAGCCCAATTGTTGAACACAGCAGTGACCAATGATTATATCAATATGACTGTGCCAGAAATACTTACAGCAGTAATTTCTGATATAACACTTGGTCGTACC